AGAAACTCTTTTAAAAGAACATAAGAAAAATGGCAAAAGCACATCTAAAAATAACACGTAATTCAGATAAGTTTAGAGGTCCTGCAATATTCTTTCAAAAGAACGAGTACTATATAACAGCTCCACCGGGCACAACAGAATATATTAAATACTGGACAACAGAAGCAGAATACTGTATCAACGGGTACACTGCAGAAGATGGGGATAGGATATCGGGGTATAATTATTTTTATTTAAACTACTTTCCTATTGACTTAGTTAAGAGTGTTAAAGTAAATGGCTCTGTTAGGGCACATAAGAAAAGGGATTTTCCTGCATTTTATGACTATGATAGATTTTATTTCGACGCTATTGAAGAAGCAGAAATAGAAGGTAACCACATGGTAGTTCTTAAAGCCAGACGTAAAGGGTACTCGTATAAAGTGGCATCTATGCTTAATAGAAATTTCTACTTTATAAGAAACTCAAAAAACTTCGCATTGGCGGCTGAAGCAGAATTCTTAATCAAAGATGGTATATTAGATAAGGCTTGGGATGCAATGAGTTTTATAGACTCTAATACCGCTTGGTATAAGAAGAGACAGAAGAAGGATACTAAGATGCATAAGAGGTCTTCTTATGTACAAAAAGACGATACCGGAGTAGAAGTGGAACTTGGGTATATGTCAGAGATTATAGGAGTTACTTTAAAGAATGACCCAAACAAAGCACGTGGTAAATGTTTTGGAAAAGGTACTAAAGTGTTAATGGCAGACGGATCTTTAAGAAATATAGAAGATATAAAACTTAAAGATAAAGTAATGGGGCCGGATAGTAAACCTAGAGAAGTTTTAAGTTTACATACTGGAATAGATAATTTATATAAGATTTCTCCTAGTAATGGGGAAGATCAAATAGTTAATTCTGAACATGATATCTATTGTAATTTTTTAAATCATAGATTTGAAGATACAGGTTCTAAACTTATTAAACCTTTAGAATACAAAGGATTAAAGAAAACAATGCAAGCAAGGTATAAACTTGTTAAAACTGGAGTAGAATTTGAAAATAAGGAAGTACCTTTAGATCCCTATTACTTAGGTTTATGGTTAGGAGATGGGTCTAAAAGACAGCCTACTATTACTACTAAAGATATTGAAATACTTAAATACATAAAAGAATTTTCGATAAAAGAAGGATGTAAGTATAATGTGTATCATATTTTAAATAACCCTGAAGTAGTAGAAGTAACTACTAACGGAGGAAATACAGGTCTTAGAAAAAATAAAATAAAGAGTATACTAGACAGTTTAAAAGTATTAAATAACAAACATATTCCTGAAATTTATTTAAATAACAGTAGAGAGACTAGATTAAAATTGTTAGCCGGACTTATTGATACAGACGGGTATTACGATTTTCCAAATGGTAGATTTGAAATTATACAAAAATTAAAATCGCTTTCAGAACAAATTGTTTATTTAAGTAGGAGCTTGGGATTTAAAACATCTATAAATGAAAAGTATATAGAAGGGTATGGTATATATTACAGAATGAATATATTAAGTGGTATAGAAGAAATCCCTACTCTCATAAAAAGAAAACAAGCAAAACATAAAAACAAACCTTTTGTATTAAATCCTTTACACTCTACTTTTAAATTAGAAGATTATGGAAAAGGAGAATATTTTGGTTTTACAGTAGATGGAGATAATTTATTTTTATTAGGAGATTTTACTATAAGCCATAACTCAGGCAAGATAATTATATTTGAGGAAGCAGGAAAGTTTAGAAGTCTACTACATGCGTGGCAGATAGCTAGACCCTCAGTAGAACAAGGCTCTCATGTATTTGGTATGCTTATAGCATTTGGTACAGGTGGAGTTATAGGAGAAGATTTTGAAGGGCTAAGGGAGTTGTTTGAAAAGCCTAAGGGCTACAACTGTTTAGCATTTAATAACATATGGGACGACGACGCAATAGGACAACAGTGCGGCTTCTTTATCCCACAGTATGCAAACATGGAAGGGGTTTATGAAAATAAAGAAGACCCTAAGGATCCTTACAATGGGATTCCATTCATGGATAAAGATGGGAATACCGATGTCCCAGTATCAAGAAAATATATATTATTAGAGAGACAAAAGGTAATAGATAACGCTTCTGATAAACGATCTATTGATCGGCATATGGCAGAGCAACCTATATACCCAAGAGAAGCTCTATTAGATTTAAGTACTAATATATTTCCAAAAGTAGAATTGCAAAAGCATTTAGCTAATATCAGAAACGATAAAAAATTAAAGAACTTTAAACAGGTAGGTAATTTAAGATTAGATAAAGACACAGTTCTTAGATGGGAACCTACTTTAGATTACAGTAAACAAAAAGATATCGTAAAATACAGATTAGATCCTAGCGATGATCCTTCAGGACAAACAGTAATTTGGGAACACCCTGTAGAGAATCCTCCTTATGGGTTATACATAGCTGGATGTCTAACACCAGGTGAAAAAGTACTTACAGATAAAGGATTACAAAATGTAGAAGATGTAAAAAAAGGTGATAAGTTAATTAACAAAGAAGGTAAATTAGTAGATATTATAAATTTTCAAATACGAGAAAAAGTAGATCACGATACTTTTAAATTTAAAATGTCTAATACATACAGAACTACTACATTTACTAGAGGGCATCCTTTATATATAAGTAGTACTGGTTATAATTCTAATAAAACCATTAATGAAGATAAATTTGATTTTAAATTTACTAGAGCAGATAAAGTAAAAACTGGAGATTGGACAAAATGGCCAAATGTATATAGAAGCAAAAATGATTTTGACATAAATGAAATATGGAAAAAATATAAATCTACTTATAAAAAAATAGATAATCCTTTATCAAAAGAAGATTTTTGGTGGTTTATAGGATTATGGTTAGGTGATGGGTGTTGTTATAATAATAAAGTATCTATTGCTTTTAACAAGGGTGAAGTTTATTATATAAACAAAGCAAGAAGTATAATAGAGAATATTATAAATAGAAGTCCACAAATATATAATAAAGGAGAAAATATTATTGAAATTTCTTTTAACTCCAAACAGTTGTGTACTTTTTTAACTGATAATTTTGGTAAATATTCTTATGGAAAATATATATCAGAATGGGTTAAAAGGTTAGATATTAGATTTAAGATGCAATTATTATGGGGATACTTAGCATCAGACGGATGTATTACTATACATACAAAAGGATATTATAGTACAGAATTTGTAAGTGTTAGTTTAAAGTTATTAGAAGATTTTCAAGATATATTATTTAGTACCGGTATAGTTAGCGGACTATCTAAAATGAGAGATGCTAAAAAATCAATAATAAAAGATAGAGAAGTTACACAAAAAGATACATTTCATTTAAGATTATCACACCATTCTACTTTGGGTTTTGTAGAAAATATTGCTATCAATTCCTTAGAAGAGCCATACTATGATCATAGTATATATGATGATCCTAAAGTAAGACAAATAGATTTTAAAAATTTACCAGATTTAAGAAAAAGATCCAAGGATGGATGTTTTGTAAGTAAGGATAAAAAGTATATTTATTTTCAAATAAAAGATATAGAACATAGTTTGTATACAGGAAATGTTTATAATTTTGAGTGCGATACACATAATTATATATCACATCATATTTCACAAAAAAACTGCGACCCTTACGACCACGATAAGTCTGGGACTAACTCTTTAGGTTCAATATTCATATTTAAAAGATTTCAAACATTTGAAAATTATTATGATTTACCTGTGGCAGAATATACAGGTAGACCAGAAACAGCAGAACAATTTTATGAGCAAGTTAGGTTATTGCTAAAGTACTATAGTGCTACGTTATTATATGAGAACGAAAAGAAAGGTTTATTTTTTCATTTTGACAGGTATAATAGTTTGCATTTATTAGCAGATCAGCCAGACGGTATCCTTAAAGATATTATCAAAGATAGTAAAGTACAAAGAGGTAAAGGTATACACATGAACACCATGATTAAGGATTGGGGAGAAGGTGCTATACGAGATTGGTTAGTAGAAGAATACGAACCGGGAGTAAAAAATCTAACGAAGATAATGTCCGAACCTCTACTTGAAGAACTTATATATTATAACGACAAAGGTAACTTTGACAGGGTAATTAGTTTTATGCTAGTTATGATATTTAGGCAAGAACTTCACAAAGTACATGTGAAGGACAAGTCAGTAGAGAATAAAAACAGGCAATTATTCCCCGACGGGGGTCCATTCGCTAGTGGTAATTTCGAAAGACAAATATTTATTTAATAGAATTCTATGGCAATTAATGATACTTATTCGCATGTAGCGCCTATGCAAAAGCTACCAATGAGTAAGAAAAACAAAGAGTGGAAGGAGCGTAATGTCAATTCATATGTAGGCAAATATGATTACGGGTATACAAATGGGACTTCAAGAAAATCACAAATGCGAGTTGCTTACAACTTGTATAATAGTGTTTTCGACGAATCTGATTTTAAACACATTACAGATCCTTTTAAAGTGGAGGATGGTTTTCCAGCCACAGTACAAAACTTTAATATAATTAAAACTAAGATAGACTTGTTACTTGGGGAAGAGACTAAAAGGCCTTTTTCATTTAGAGTAACACAAGCTAATGAAGAGGCTACTTCTAAACTACAAGAAAAATACAAAGAAGTTTTGACAAATGCTGTTATGGAAACAGTCGCTCAAGGCGGGCCAGAAGATCCAGTAACAGATGAAGAGATATCAAAACTATCTCAACTAGCAGATTATATGGATAAAGATTATTCAGATATAGCAGAACAAACTGCCTACCATACTCTGAATTATTTGATGGAAAGGGAAAACATAAGAGACAAGTTTATTGAAGGTTTCAAAGACTTGCTTTGTGCTAGTAAAGAAGTATATTATGTTGGAGCTAGAAATGGGGAACCTGTTTTAGAAAGGGTTAATCCTATTTATTTCAGTCACGATTACAGTCCTGAGGTACAGTTCATAGAAGACGGAGATTGGGCCGTAAGACGCATGAGAATGTCTCCAGCAGCTATTTATGATAGATTCTATGACTTGATGGAAGAGAGTGACTTAAACGAGCTCCTAGCTATGTTTACAGGATCTACTTCAGCAGGTGGGGAAGGAAGTGAGAGATATATAAGATGGCGTAACGTTCCAGTTAATGAACACAACGAAGGAGGTAAGCAATTTGATATGGGCACTATAGATGTGTACCATGTTACTTGGAAGTCCTTAAAAAAAGTTGGATTTCTAAGTTTCCAAGACGAAGAAGGAGAAGAGCAAACAACTGTAGTAGATGAGGATTATAAACCTACTGAAGAGGAAACTATAGAGTGGGATTGGGTAGCTGAAGTGTGGGAAGGTTATAGGATAGGAAATGATTTATTTTTAGGAATACAGCCTATACCTAACCAAATGGTATCTTTAGATAACCCTAATGGTAATAAGTTACCTTATGTTGGAGCAGTATATAACGATACTAACACGCATCCTAAATCATTGGTAGAGATTATGAAGCCTCTACAGTATATGTACATAGTTATATGGTACAGGTTAGAACTGGCTTTAGCTAGGGATAAAGGTAAAGTACTTACTATGGATATTACACAGATTCCTAAATCCATGGGGGTAGACGTTAACAAATGGTTACACCACTTATCTAGCTTAGGAGTTAACTTTGTTAATCCTTACGAAGATGGTTGGGATATACCTGGTAGAGAAGGTGGTAAAGCTTCTAGTTTTAATCAGATATCAGCTATAGACTTAACCATGTCAGATGCTATTGCTAGCTACATTAATCTTATGAACAAGATTGAAGAGATGGCAGGAGAACTCTCAGGAGTTACTAGACAACGACAAGGGTCTATCAGTTCTAATGAATTAGTAGGTAACGTAGAACGTTCTGTAATACAGTCTTCTCATATTACTGAGATGTTGTTTTGGAAACATAACCAAGTTAAAAAGAAAGTACTAAATAGTCTTTTAAATACTGCTAAAAATATATGGAGAGATTCTGGTAAAAAGAAACTGCATTATATTACAGACGATGTTTCTAGGATTTTTATGGATATTAGTGAAGACTTTTTGTATGAAGATTTTGATATCTTTGCAACAGATAGTACCAGAGAGAATCAAAATATGGAATCTCTAAAAACACTATATCAACCAGCAATGCAAAATGGAGCTTCTCTATTAGATATAGCTGAGATAATGACTTCTAATAATTTAAGTGATATTAAAACAAAACTTAAACGTATAGAAACAGCTAGAAGACAACAAGAAGAGAAGGTACAACAAGCACAACAAGAAGGGATGATGCAAGCTGAGCAGATTAAAGCACAGGTAGAGCAATCTAAAATGGAATTGGAAAAAGCTAAACTAGAGCAGTCAGAAATGGACTCTATTAGAAAAGCCGAAACATCTATTGAGGTAGCCCATATCCAGGCAGCTTCTAGAGAAGGTGGAGAAGATGTTACTAGAGAAAGTAAGAACATCGATGCAGGACTTAAACAACAAGAAATACAAGAAACAAAAAGGGCTAATATGGCCAAAGAGAATATAGATAGAATTCAAAAGAAAACTACAAGTAACAAATAAACTATGAGCGATAATACAAGTGCTTTAGGCGGGTTTGAAGCAATCACCCAAGCAATAACTAATAACTCTCCAGGATCAATTAGCTCTCCTGGATCAGAAATGCCTTCAATGTTTGCCCATGATAGGGAACCTGAAAAAGAAGAGGAAGAAACAGATGAAGAAATAGAAGAGACTACAGAAGAGGAAGAGTTTGAAACTGAAGAGGAAACTACAGAGGAAGAAGAGTCTGACGAAGATGAGGAAGAAGAGGAGGAAGTAGAAAAAGTCACTACTAAGTCTAAGAAAGATAAAGAAGAATCTTTTTCTGATTTTGGAGAAGACGAGCCAGAGCTAGCTGCTTATCTTCAGGAAAGACTGAATGAGACTTTAGGTTGGGAAGGTGACGAAGAGGATGCCCCTAAAACCATTGAAGAAGTAGTTGCATATTTAAAAGATATAGTAGAAGAAAACTCTGCGCCAAAGTATGCAAGCGACGATCTTAAAGAATTAGACGAGTACGTAAAGAATGGTGGAGATATCAGGAAGTATTTTTCAGAAGTGTATGGTGAAACAGATTTCAACAATATAGATCTAGAACAAGAGTCTAATCAAGAAAAGGTAATTAAAGAACATCTTAAAACCAAAGGATATGAGGCTTCACGCATAAATCGTATGGTAAATAGGTATAAAGATGCTGGAACTTTGGAAGAAGAAGCAGAAGATGCCTTGGAATTGCTAGTTGAATTTAAGGGAGATAAGGCAGAACAGCTATTAAAGGACCAAAAAAATCAAAAGGCAGCTATATTAGAACAACAACAAAAGTACGTAGAAAACGTACAACAGACTATAGATGGGATGTCTGATATACGTGGGATTTCTGTTTCTTCAAAAGAGAAGAAGAAATTGCTAGATTATATCTTCAAACCTTCTGGTGATGGTAGAACACAATATCAAAAAGACTACCTACAAAATAATAAAAACTTAATCGAGTCCGCTTATTTTACTATGCAAGGAGATAAACTTGTAGATAAAGTAAAACAAAAAGCGACCTCGGATGCTGCTAGAAACTTGAAAAAGAAACTCGCTGAGAAAGGCAAAAGAACTAAAGATCAGTCATCAGGCCGAAATAGCTCCAATAGTTACTCCTCTATTTTAGGATTAGCAAGCAGTCAATTAAGAAAACCAAACAACAATTTTAATAATTAAAAGAGATTAAATTATGATGGAGAACAACGTTCTTAACGGTCTTCAGTTGTATAGATCTAAGTGGTTTTCAGATTTGGTAGACGAAAATATGTTGTCTAGCGCACTTCTGACTAAACCTCATGAGGTATCTACTGTACTATCTTATATTTTCGGTACTTACGAAAATAACACTGTTGACTTCCTTACCGCTGGTATGGGAAAAACAATGACAATTGAAAATCGCCAGTATGAATGGCCTGTTATGATCGACCATGACAAAGCCGTTTTGATTCAAGATGTTAAATGGCAAGGCGCCGCAATTAGTGCTGCTACTGTAGCAGGGATTAACCAAACTCCTATCCAAATTTGGGTAAACGAGAAATGGTTCGGACCAGGTGCTATATTGGCATTCGATGACAGGGAGTTTCAAGCTCGTGTTATGGGAGAGCCTGTAAAAGATGGTAATAGTTTTATATATACAGTTATAGTAGCTGACGGTAAAGCGGAATCATTTATTCCACCTTCACTGTTAGAATCTGGAAGTTCTCGTATTAGCCGTGAAGGTTCTGCGTATGAAGAGTACAGTGACGAGGCTGATATCGTAAATTACAGTACACCATTTAAGCTTAGAAACCACTTGACTACTATGCGTCTTTCTTATGATATCACCGGTGATGCTTATAGCTCAGTGATGGTTATCGCTATGAAAGATCCTAAATCAGGTAAGAAATCTTACTTGTGGTCTGATTACCAAGAGTGGAGAGCTTTACGTCAATGGTTCCAAACTATTGATCGTTATTTGGTGTATTCTAAATACAACGCTAATGCAGATGGTACAACTGATTTAAAAGGTACTAACGGTCGTCCTGTATATATTGGCGCTGGCTTGCTTGAGCAAATTGCTCCTGCTAACCGTAGCACTTATACCAAGTTGACCGCAGATTTGCTTGAAGAATTTTTATTCAATCTTTCTTATAATATCCTAGGTAAAGGCGAACGTAAGTTTGTTGCTTTGACAGGTGAGATGGGAATGAAAGAATTTGACCGTGTATTGAAAGAAGTAGCTTCTGGTTACAATCTTATCGACACTAAATTTATTACTGGTTCAGGTCAAGAACTAACATTGGGAGGTCAGTTCACGACTTACAAGATGACTAACGGAATCGAGTTAACTTTGAAACATTTCCCACTTTATGACAATACAGTTTATAACCGTCAATTACACCCTGTATCAGGAAAGCCACTCGAGTCTTATCGTATGACTTTTATTGATTATGGAATGCGTGACGGTGAGGCTAACCTTTCTAAGGTAGTACGTAAAGATCGTGAGATGGTACAATGGTACACTGGCGGTTCAGTTGCTCCTGGTTCAGGTCATGCTAAATCAATCCAAACACTTCGTTCTAATGCGAAAGACGGATATTCAGTACACTTCTTGACAGAACAAGGGGTAATGCTAAAAGATCCAACTACAAGCGGAGAACTAGTAATGGAACGAGAATAATAAATAAAAATGATAACTGGGGCGGAGAATAAAATCTGCCCCAATATCTTCTAAAATAGAATTGGATATGAGAATTATATTAAGATCAATTTCCCGACACCCTTGGTCAGGTATTATTAGATACCGTAACTGCCAAGACGCACTGGGCACATATTTTACCCGTTCAGGTAGAGTATACACAGGACTAGAAAAAGAAGACGAGGAAAGGCTTGGAGAAGCTCTTTCACTAGACTTAAGGTCTACTTCAGATTTCTGGAATACTTTTAGAATTAGAATTGCAGATGAGGATGTTATTTTGGACACCACAGATGCGATGGATGAATTAAAGTATTTATTCTTAAAAGGACATAAAAGGGTATCCCCCTCATTGAGTGAGAGGAAACCTACTGCTAACTACGTATTGATTAATCAAGAAAAAGAAGCAGAAAAATCAAATGAGTATAATAGAACTAAACGTAAAGCACTAGCTAAATTAGACGGAATGACATCTAATGAGATGGCTAAAGCTCTACGTATTTATGGATATCGTACAGAAAACATTACATCAGAAGTTATTGAAAACAGGCTTTCAGAGCTTGTAGAAGATAATCCTAACAAATTTTTTGAGAAATGGGTAGACAACAGTCATCGCCAAACCGAATGGCTCGTAAAAGAAGCTATCGCTAAAAACGTTATTCGTAAAAATAAGAATCTACATAAATATGGAACAGAGACTCTAGGAAATAGTTTGGAAGAAACTATATATTACCTTGATAATCCTGAAAACCAAGATATTAAGAAAACAATAATCGACGAAACGGAGGTTAAATAATGACAGTACCAGAAATGCATATAGCGGTAAAAATAGGGGTAGATAAAACATCTTCCCTTACTACTGCTGCTTTTGAGCCGGAAGAGATTAACTATTGGTTAAACGAAGCTCAATTAGAGCTTGTAAAACAGAAAATGTTTGGAACTAACTATCGTAAAGAAGATTATGATATGGGAGTTAAAAGAGCAGATGACTTAAGTAAGCTTATTGTATATTCTGATGAACTTATATTTGATCCACTTGAGCTTATAGGGCCTGGGTTTAGAAAACATAGCTACCATCCAAACATAGCCGTAGTAAATATTACAGAGGATACTATGCCTGGATACTTATTCTATATAGGAGCTGATTTTCTTGCTACAAGTTCTTATCATGTTAACCCTACCGTAAAACCTATGGAAACTGTACTAATTAAACAGTCCCAAATAGGAAGTTTAGTGGAAACCCCGCACAACAGACCTGTTCTACGTAACGGATACATTTATTTAAAAGAAGGAGAAGTAAACGTTATTTATGATCCGGAAGCTACTCCTTATTCTATTTATGTTTCTTATCTTAAAAAACCTAGAAAACTAGTGGAAGTTGCTA